GCTGTTGCAAATGTATTAAACCCGGTTCACCATAGGTTCCCGTCTCAACATCGGTGAACCTCATGCAAATCCAGAAGACAACCTCGGCGCCGTCCGCGCCTGGGATCTACGCTGGCCTCTCAAACAGCGATTACCACGCCGGACCCGGCGTCTCGAAATCCCAGCTGGACAAGCTGGCAAAATCCCCCTTCCACTATCATGCGCACTATTTAAGCCTGAAGCGTGTCTCAACCTACGAGACGCCCGCCATGCGCTTCGGCACCGCCGTGCACACGGCCATCCTTGAGCCTGAGATCTTCGCCGGCTGGGTCGTGATGCCCGACGTTGACGGCCGCACCAAAGAGGGGAAGGCCGCCAAGGCGCTCGCCCTGGAGGAGGCCGCATCGCGCGGCGTCGAGGTGATCGCGGCCGACGACTATGAGAAGGTGACGGCAATCGCCGACAGCTTCAGCCGGCACAAGCACCTGGCGACGTTCCTCGACACCGGCCACGCCGAGCTCTCCGTCTACTGGACCGATCCTGACACCGGCATCCTCTGTCGCTGCCGCCCCGACTGGCTGGCGCCCGACTGCGTTCTCGACCTGAAGACGACCGAAGACGCCAGCCCCCGCGCCTTCCAGCGCAGCGCCTACGGATGGCGATATTGGGTGCAGGCCGCCTACTACCTTGACGGCCTGGCGGCCAACGGCGTGGACGCGAGCGGCTTCGTGTTCGCGGCGATCGAGAAGTCGGAGCCCTACGCCTGCGCCGGCTACGCCGCCAGCGAGGCCATGATTGCGGCAGGGCGCGAGGAGTATCGCCGCCTGCTGCGCACGCTGCGCCAGTGTCAGGACGACGACCATTGGCCGGGCTACGGCGAAAGCCTCAATATGCTGGACCTTCCGGGGTACGCTAACGAACTGTTCACTTCGCCAAATGATGCAATTGCATTGTGACGCAAATCAGCATAATGCATCTGCATCAAGTAAGGCAGGAGGCTGACATGACTATCCAAGAATTGAAGCAGCGACTGGCGAGGGCGGAAGCCCGCCTCGACGAGGCCCGCAGCGACGGCGAGTGGTCCGCCGCCAACCAGCTGGTGATCTACTACCGCACGCTGGTGGACGACGCCCAGCACAGGAGGGCCGCATGAACCGCGTGATCCTCGTCGGCCGCAACAGCGACTTCCCACGCTTCACACCCCGTTCCGGCGCCAAGCCGGGATCTGGCGGCGCAGCGGCACTGCGTCAGTCTTGCTCGACTGCAGCTACGGGGCAGGGTGAAAGCTCTGCCCCGTGGTGGGCCAAGGCAGCCCTTGAGGTCGTCACCGTCGTCGGTGGCCTCGCAGTGTTCGGCGCGATCGCCTTCTTCTTCATGGTGATCTCTTGAGCCTCGCCGAAGACATGGAGCGCCGCATCGCGCGTGCGCTCGACGGCAAGTTTTTCCTCCCCGACGGGCGCGACATGCATGTCGTCAAGCGGCAGCAGGACGCCATGCGCGCGGCAGACCGCGCCGAGGCCGAGGCAAGGCAGCGCGACCGGCGTCGGCGCCTGATGGCACGCAACGCCGCGAAGATGGAATTGCGCGAACTGCCCGGCGTCGAGATCACGCCGCGCAAGGTGCTCGTCGCCGTCTCCTACGCGCACGGCATCCCGATCTCCGCGATCCTTGGGCCGGAGCGCGCCCGCAAGATCATCTACGCGCGCCAGCACGCCTGCCACGCCTTGCGGCACATCGCCAGGATGTCGTTCCCGGCGATCGGCGAGGAGATCGCGCGCGATCACTCGACCACGCAGCACTCCTGCAGGACGTGGGAGCACATCAAGCCGCGCTTCGCCGCGCAGGTGGCGATCGTCAACAGCATCCTGATCGACGGCAAACCAATTCCGGCGTGAAGCCGGAGGCCGGCACCGCAGCGGAACTGCGGCAAACCTAGTTAGTAAGTACACACAGTAGTGTTCCGTGTAACGCCCGCCCGGTCCCCCAAGCCTACGCAGCCGGGCGGGCACCCACAGCAAACAGGAGAGTGAGCATGGCTCAGAACGACGATTTCAAGGATTTCATGTTCAAGGGTGTGGAGCTTGCATTCCCGCGCTTGAAGGATTGTTACCGCTTCAACAGCGCGACGAAGAAGAGCGAGCCCTGTGCGCAGAACGTCACCAACGCGGCCTGGTCGGCCGGCATGAAGATGCCGAAGGATCGCGCGAAGGAGTTCTTCGTGCAGATGAAGGCGCACTACGAGGCCTGCCGCGAGCGCAACAAGAAGCTGCCGGAGTTCACCAAGGTCTTCGGCATGAAGAAGGACGACGAAAACGGCACCGTCACGTTCGAGGCGAAGAAGAAGGGCGTCACCGGCGAGGGCAAAGCCAACAAGGCGCCGACCGTCATCGACAACCTGAAGAACCCGCTGGCCGAAGACAAGCTGGAGTTCTGGTCTGGCACCACGGCCAACGTGCGTGTGCGCGCGTTCCCGACCGTTGATCCTGAAGGCAAGGGCGGGATCTCGCTGCTGCTCGATGTCGTGCAGGTGCTGAAGCCGATCTACGGCTCCGCCAACCTTGACGGCTTCGACGAGGAAGACGTGGCCGTCGGCCCGGCGGAGTTCAGTGGCGACCCCTTCGCGGCTGCCGCGGCGAATAAGAAGACCGCCAAGGCCAACGACGACGCCTTCGGTGACTTTTGATGACTGAAGGTCACAACGGGCAGCTGCAGTCGATCATCGAGCGCATTGAGCGGCTGGAGGATGAGAAGGCGAAGATCGCGCTCGACATCAGGGAAATCTACGCAGAGGCCAAGGCAAACGGCTTCGACGCGAAGATCCTCCGCAAGATCGTGGCGATCCGCAAGCAGGACGCCGACAAGCGCGACGAGGAGCAGCAGCTGATCGCCACCTACATGGCGGCATTAGGAATGCTTGCCGACACGCCGCTCGGCCAAGCGGCGATCGCACGCAACGTGCGGACATAGCGACGGCGGGGCGGGCTTCGGCTCGCCCCCATTCAACACATTTGCATCAAGGGACAGGATGATGAAGCTGCGGTTTGGTGATGACGACGAGGACGACACCTGGATGCGTTGCCCGGCCTGCGGCAGCACGGAGTTGCATCACTACAATGTGGAGGTTTACCGGCGCGATCATGATGGCGCGACGAGTGGCCTGCATGTCATCACGTTCCAGCGCGGCGGCGCCACGGTCAACACCAGCATGGACGGCAACCCGTCGCCACGCGGCAACGGCATCCGCGTCCACTTGACGTGCCAGAAGTGCCCGGCGCTGGTCGAGCTCGTCATCGTGCATGATGAGGGCGGCACGTACATCGAGACGGATACCGTCGGATCACGCAGACAAGGCGGCGACGATGAGTGAGATGCTGGTTTCATTCTCGCACGGGCCAGCCAACAACACGGCGCTGGTGCCGAAGCACATGACGTGGTCGGAGTTCGTCCAGCGCATGAAATCACCTCGCGTCGGCGACAAGGATGGCTCATACCTCGTCAGAGGCGGCGCACTCAGGAAGCCCGAGCGCGGCGACGAGAACCTGGAGGAGGCTGCCGTGCTCGTTGTCGATGGCGACAGCGGCTTCGACCCGGAGACGGGCGAGTTCTTCACGGCAACCGACCCCTACACCGGCAAGACCAAGTCGTCGGCGCCGACGATCGAGGAGGCGGCCGCGGCGATGGACCGGCTGGGCTACCAGTACGTGCTCCACACGACGCACAGCTACGTGCCGGGCGTCATCAACAAGTGGCGCCTCTACACGCCCGCCACGATGAAGAACGAGGACGAGCTCGGCGCGGCCGTGGATCTGATCATCAGCCAGCTGCACGGGGCCGGCTGCTACGTCGAGGCCAACAAGGAAAGCAAGGTCTGGTCACAGGCCTGGTTCCTGCCGCGCTGCAGGGAGGAGTTGATAGGCGACTTCAAGTCGTTCTCACGCGAGGAGGGCGGGCATCTGGATGTCGCCGCGGCCGTCGCCGTCGCCCGCGGCCGAGCCCAAGCAGAGGCGGCCGTGGCGAAGGCCCAAGCCCCGCAGACGCCGCGCACGACGGATGGCGACAGCATCATCGAGGCGTTCAATCGGGTGGCCAGCCTTGGCTGGGTCAGGCAGACGCTGGAGGCGCAAGGCTACAGGTTTTGCGGTCGTAAGGGTGACAGCTACCGCTATATGGCGCCGCAGTCCGAAAGCGGCACGCCGGGCGTCAACGTGTTCAAGGGCGCAGAAGGCGACTGGTGCGTCTACAGCCACCACGGCGCCCATGACCCGTTGAGCCATACGTTCTGCGATCCGTTCCGGCTGTTCGCCATCTTCAACACCGGCGGCGACCAGAAGGCAGCCGCCAAGGCGCTCGCCCAAGAGGCCGGAACGGGGAGCCCGCGAGATCCGCTCGCAGGCTTTGAGGAGGAGGCCGTGGATTTTAGGAAGGCCCGGCAGGAGGCGGCACAAGCAGCCGCCGGGCCGACACCCGCAGACAGGTTTCAGTGGGTCACACGCGCGACCGGCGCCAGCCCCGTCCTCAACGGCAACTGGCTGATCAAGCGCGTGCTGCCAGCGGAGGGCCTGGGCGTGATCTACGGCAGGCCCGGCTCCGGCAAGACGTTCTCCGTCATGGATATCGCCATGCACATATCGGCAGGCGTCACCTGGCGGGGGCAGAAGACGACGCAGGCGGGCGTCTCATACGTCAGCCCCGAGGCGGGCAGGCTCGGCGCCAACCGCGTCATCGGCTGGTGCCGCCACCATGACATTGCGTGGCCCGACACATTCAGGCTGTCGCCCGCGCAGATCGACCTGAACAGCGCCGACACCGACGCCGACGCCCTCATCGCCGACATCAAGCAGAACCAGCCCGACTGCCGCCTGGTCGTTGTCGACACGCTCAACCGGGCGATGGCCGGCGGCGACGAGAACTCAGGCGAGGACATGGGCAACTTCGTGCGCCTCTGCGACAAGATCGGGAAGGCGCTGAACGCCTTCGTGCTGGTCGTTCACCACTCCGGCAAGGACGCCGCGAAGGGCTCCAGAGGGCACAGCAGCCTCCTCGGCGCCGTCAGCCTGGAGCTCGAGGTCACTCGCGAGCAGGGCCAGCCAGGCGTCATCAAGGTGACCAAGATGCGCGACGGGGAGGATGGCGCCGAGTACGGCTTCACAATCGGCAGCGTCGAGCTCGGCGAGGACGAGGACGGCGAAGTCGTCAGCACCGGCATCAGCGTGTCGGCAGACGCCAGCGAGGTTAGGGAAACCAGGCAGGCGCGGCCGACAGGCAAGAACCAAGTGCTCGTCGCGCAGGCTTTCGAGCAATACGCGGACGACTACGGGCAACCCAATCCGGCAGGCTGCGGCTTTGCGGAGCCGGGCAGGGTTCGCGTCGTGGAGGGCGACAGCTTCGTCGCGTTCGCCGCGGGGAAGATCGTAGGCGGCAAGGACCACGAACGGCGGAAGGCAGTCAAGGACGCCATCGACGGCCTCGTCGGCAAGCGGTTCTTCGCCGTCAACAGGGGCTTCATGTGGAGGATATCTTGATGCAGCGCAGCATGATCATGACGGGGGAAAACGGGGGAAAACGGGGGAAAACCCCGAAAACCCCCGCAGGGTGGGGGGTTGACAAACGGGGGAAAAGTGGGGTATGGCCTTTAGGCCATCCCCGTTTTCCCCGTCAACACCCGGCAGGTTTCCAGCCAGTGTGCAGTGCAACAAGATTAAACGTCTTGGAGGCACGCTGATGGCACGTCTCAAGCAACAAGCCGCGCCACCCGAGCAGCCGCCAGCCAAGGCGCCGCATCCGTTTCAGGTGACGCCCTTCGAAGCGGCCCGAGCGATGCACGACAAGGCCGTGCGGGAGATGGACGCGCGCTACGGCACCGACGTGCTGCAGACGCTCGTCAGCCCGGAGCTCGCCGCCAGGTTCGCGCGGGTGAAGGTCGCGCTCGATGCGGCAATCGAGGCCGGCGACGACAGCACGGCGATCGAGAAGTTCGGCTCGGTCGTGCGCGGGCTCACCGCGCTGGAGGAGGCGGCACTGGCCGCGGGACACGTACCGCTCGAAATCGCGCGCTGGTGGTCTACGAGGGCCGACGACGGTCGCAGCTACCTGTTCACCCAGAATGAGGACGATGCCCGCGTGGCGGCTCGCCAGGGGCGCTGGGAGGGGTTCCATATCTGGAGCCTGCCGGAAGTCATCCGCGTGCTGGAGGACAAGTCGTTCGAGAGCGTGCTGAAGGCGAAGCAGCTGTGGCCGGAGGCTGCAGTCGTGAAAGTGGCGCGACCAGCGGTTGACTGGCGCGTAGGGGATGAGGTGGTGTTTTGACGGAGCGCGACAAGGTTGCAAACGCCGACAAAAGCGATGGTGCCAGTTCGACTGGTAGCAATGGTACCAGCAGAATTAGTAGAAGGCCGCCAAAGGGCGTCGTGCCGAAGGGCTTCAAACCGTTCCAGCCGGGCCAAAGCGGCAACCCGAATGGCCGACGCCCGATGCCGCCCGAGATCATCGAGGCGCTGGAGTTGGGCTCGCTGAACGCGGCGAAGCGCCTGGTGACGCTGACGCAGGATCCAGACGGCCGCGTTGCGTTGACGGCGATCGACATGCTGCAGAACCGGCTGTACGGCCGCGCGCAGCAGCAGGCCGACGTGAACGTCACCACGACGAACGTGCAGCAGGCGCACCTGCAGGTGCTGGTCGAGCTCCAGCAGCGCCGCGACCAGGCGATGAAGACGATCGAGGCGGTCGAGGGGGGTACACAAAGGGTCGAGGAGTATGACCCCCTGATTACTGGAGATATCACGTACACAAAAGATAACTCTTGATCATACACTCAGGAGGTGCTATGTGTACGTCATCAACAGGGAGACACGAACATGACCAAGCGCAACCTCATCGACCGCACCATCGAGATCGACGGCGACACCTGGCGCGTGCTGGGCGTTGGCACCGAGCATGAGGGTAAGGTCTACCTGCACCTCGCCAGCACCACTCGCTTCCGCCAGCAGCGCAACGGCAAGGTGCCGGTGCAGATGGCCGACTGGCTGGACATCGAGGCGCTGGCCGCCTGACCGCGGCAGCCGGGCGGCCCGCGGAGGCCCCCCGGCCCCGGCTAGGGTCCCGCACCCCGCCGCCGGTGACGGGCCTCCACGCCTGACAACATCCCGCCCACACAGATACCCCCCCCCATACCCCCAGGATCACCCATGAACACGCCCGCAAAAAAATACGCCGCCCTATACCTCCGTGTGAGCACCGACGAGCAGACGACGGAGAACCAGGCGCGCGAGCTCACCGAGGCGGCAAGCCGCGCCGGCTGGGAAATCGTTGCGACGTATCGTGACGAGGGCATCAGCGGCGCCAAGGGCCGCGACAAGCGGCCGGGCTTGGACGCGATGCTGAAGGACGCCACGCGGCGCAAGTTTGATGTCGTCATGGCGTGGTCGGTGGACCGGCTGGGCCGCAGCTTGCAGGATCTGGTCGGTCTGCTGACGGAGTTGCACGCGAGTAACATTGACTTGTTCCTGCACCAGCAGGCGATTGACACGACGACGCCGGCGGGCCGCGCCATGTTCCAGATGATGGGCGTGTTCGCGGAGTTCGAGCGTGCGATGATCCGCGACCGCGTGAAGGCGGGCATGGCGCGTGCGAAGGCAGGCGGCGCCAAGTTCGGCCGCCCGACGATTGACGCGAGCCTGCGCCTGCAGATCCTCGACAGCCTGGCCGCGGGCATGGGCATCGGCAAGGCTGCGCGCACGTATGGTGTGGGCACACTGACGGTTCAACGCATCAAGAAGGAGATGGTGACTTGATTGACCCTGCACAGATACCGGGCGAGGTGGTGGAGGCGGCTTTATGGGCTTACAACTACGCATCCAGAGATTGTTACACGGCGGAAGAACAGGACATTGCTACCGCCATCGCAGCAGCCCTCAATGTGTGGCCGGGGATGACGCATAGTGCTGGCGTAGGTCCGTGCATCATCCTCCCCCTGCCTTACGGAGGCGCGTGATGACTGACCGCGCCGCGCTGGCGAAGGCAGTTTGTGACGCCATGCACGAAGCCGATCCATTTTATGTCAGCTACGACCATGCAATCGCCGCCATCGACCTCATCCGCGCTGATGTGCTGGAGGAGGCTGCGAAAGTGGCTGACCGTTACGAAATCCCGCTCTGCGAAACGTCTGCGAGCCATATCGCCGCCGCCATCCGCGCCCTGAAGGACGCCCCATGACCGACGACCAGGCTGAAGCCGCGGTTCGCCGCCACGACGAATTCTTCCACGATCATGTGCTAAAGCTGGTGCTGGGCAACTGCGTGCGCTTGCTCGGCGTTCGCGCTACGCGCTTAATGCTTTTGCGTTATGCTCGGCAGCTGAAATGGTTTTGACTTGATGCAAAAGTGTTAGACGTGCCTGTCCCAACGCTGTGAAGCGTTTCAACCCCCAGCCAATGCACTGCCGTGAGGCGGTCCAGCAGGTGACACATGGACGACCAGAATATTACCCGCCGGTTTGCGGAAGAGCTTCGCCAGTTCATTGCGGCGTACAAGGATGATCCCGTTGGGTTCGTGACGGTTGTGCTGGGCGCCACGCCCGACGCCTGGCAGGCGCGCGTCATGCGAGACGTTGCCCGCGGCGAGCGGCGCATATCGGTGCGCGCCGGCCACGGCGTTGGTAAGTCGGCGTTCTGCGCGTGGCTCTCGATTTGGCACATGGTCTGCCGGTATCCGCAGAAAACGGTGATGACGGCGCCCACAGCTGGGCAGCTGTTCGACGCGCTGTTCGTCGAGGTGAAATACTGGATCAACAAGCTGCCCGCGCCGATCCGCGCCCTGTTTGAGATGACATCGGAGAAGGTGACGCTGAAAGCCGCGCCGGAGGCGTCATTCATCAGTGCACGGACGAGCAGCGCCGACCGACCGGAGGCTCTCGCCGGCATACACAGCGAGTACGTCCTTCTGATCGTTGACGAGGCATCGGCCGTGCCCGAGCCGGTGTTCGAGAGTGCGGCCGGCTCGATGTCGGGCCACTCGGCGGCGACGATCCTGATCGGCAACCCGACGCGCAACTCTGGCATGTTTTTCCGCACGCACCATGCTTTGGCGTCGGAGTGGCGCACGTATCATGTGAGTTGCCTCGACAGCCCCCGCGTGGCGCCTGACTTTGTGAAGCAGATCTCGGACACGTATGGCCCCGACAGCGGCGCGTATCGTGTGCGCGTGCTGGGCGAGTTTGCGTTGCGCGACGACGACACGCTGATACCGGCGGAGTTGGTTGACAGCGCGATGTCGCGAGACGTGACGATGGACACGAAGGAGCCGTATGTCTACGGCCTCGACGTGGCGCGTTTCGGCGACGACCGGAGTGTGCTGTGCAAGCGGCGCGGCAACGTGGTGACGGAGTTCCGCGTCTGGCAGGGCTTGGATCTGATGCAGCTGACGGGTGCCATTGTGAACGAGGCGAAGGTGGACACGCCGGCGGAGATCTGCGTGGACTCGATCGGCCTGGGCTCTGGCGTCGCCGATCGGTTGCGCGAGCTTGGCTACACGGTTCGCGATGTCAACGTGTCGGAGAGCTCCGCGATGAACCCGACGGCGGCCAAGCTGCGCGACGAGTTGTGGTTGAGCGTGAAGGAGTGGCTGAACGCCAGGGCCTGCAAACTACCGAAGCTCCCCGAGCTTAGGCAAGAGTTGGTGGCGCCGACGTACACCTTCACGTCGAGCGGCAAGGTGAAGGTTGAGGGCAAGCAGGAGATGAAGCGCCGCGGCATGCGATCGCCTGACTTGGCCGACAGTCTTTGCATTTCCTTCGCCAGCCTGGCCTCGCGTGTCGGCGGGAGATCGCCCCGCTGGGTGCCGGGCAAGGCTTTGAAGCGGGGGATCCGGGGGGTGGTTTAGGACGGCGCGCAACAAAATTACGTGAACGGGGTGTATCGCGCAATAATATTGCGCAGCCAATGCAAATGTGTTACGGGGATCATAACCCTAAATCCGTTTGAGGTAGCCTCCATATGTCAGCTAGAGACAGCGCAAGCGGTTCAAGCACGTACAAAGGCGGGTCCGGCGGCGCCGGCGGCCTCGGTAATGGCGGCATCGGCGGCGGCGGGGGCGGCGGCTCTCGCGGCGGCGGCGCTGGCTACAATGCTGGCGCGGGCTCGCGCACCGGCCTGACGACAGGCAATACGACATACGGCAATACGGCCTTCGGGCGCCCCGGCGGCAACGCTGTCGCCTACGGCATGCGCGATGCGGCCAGCCTCAACCGTGCCGGCATGGGGCCGACGGTCGGATCTTTCGGTAATTTCCGCACGCCCTCGGGCGCCGCGATGTTCGGCAATTCGTCGGTGCAGGGCCAGTCCTTCTACGGCCGGAACATGGGCCAGGCCTTGAGCCAGGCCAACCGCGCGCAGGCCAGGCAGCCCCAGCAGCAGGTCGGCGGCCTCCTCGGCGGCGCGCCTCTAGCGGCTGGTGCGCCCTCGTACCCGGCGGTTGAGCAGGAGATGGCTTTGCCGACCAACCAGCCGGGCTTTATGAACAACCCCTTCATCGACAAGCCGGCCACGCTCCCAGATTACGTGCGGAGCTTGGTGAAGTCATACCAAGACCTCAACGCCCACGGCGACGATGCATGGACCCCCGCGTCCTCGACCAATCCCCCGATCAAATCAATCCCTGGCTACACGAACCTGGATCGCCAGTTTCGCGCTCACAACTGGAAGAACAACTCGGCCAACTGGCCGACGCAGGGCGTTCCCGGCACGCGCAGCATGCCGTCCACTAACGGCGGCTACCCGAGCCTTGGCTCGCAGGATACGCGCCCCGCGGGAATGTACTGACATGCCCAATAAAGCAAACAACGGCATGAGCCAAATCGCCCAGCAGGTTAACTGGGCGCTGAAAAACTCTCGCGGCGGCATGGGCGGCATGGCCGCGATGATGGGCATGCCATTCCAGCAGAAGACCGGTGGGCAGTGGATGACGTTCGACCCGCGCAGCCAGAGCATTTACCAGTCGGGCACGACGCCATACCGCGCCGCCAGCCAGCCCACGACGGGCGGCGAATTGCCCCCGGTTGACCCGACGAAGCCCGCCCCGCTGCCAGGTGACAAGTTCAAGCTGAACCTGATCCCCGAGTGGTGGAAGGAGTGGTATCGCACTCAAGGCCAGAACGGCGGCGTGCCGCCCGTTGACGGCTTGCTCTGATGGCTGAGATCGACGACCTCATCGAGATGGGTCTGGCGGAGGCGGATGACGCCACCGACGCCGGCGCCATGTCGGAAGAGGCTTTCCAGGGCGCCGTCAAGGCGGCGATCACCGACGCCGAGGACTACATCGACGACGAGATCGCCCCCCAGCGCCGACTGGCGACCAAGTTCTACCGCGGTGACAACTTCGGCAACGAGGAGGAGGGCCGCTCCCAGGTTGTGATGACCGAGGTGCGCGACACCATCCTCGCCATGATGCCGAGCCTGTTGCGCGTGTTCACGGCCTCCGAGAAGCCGGTCGAGTTCAGCCCGCGCAAGGCCGAGGACGTTCCGATGGCGGAGCAGGCGACGGACTACGTCTCATTTGTCTTCAACAACGACAACCCCGGCTTCAGCATCATGCATTCGTGGCTGAAGGATGCGCTCACGACCAAGCTAGGCATCACCAAGTGGTTCACCGCGACGACCTACGACGTGCGCGAGGAGAACTACTCGGGCCTCGACCAGGCGCAGATCAACGTATTGCAGACCGACGGCACCGTCTCCTCCCTGGAGGCCGTCCAGACTGGTGAAGGCGAGCCCGACCCGATGACCGGGCTCCCTTCGCCTCTTTTCGATGTCTTCATCCGCCGGCAGATCGAGCACAAGCGCCAGGTCGTCGAGTGCGTTCCGCCCGAGGAGTTCATCATCGCCCGCAACGCGCGCGACCTCGATAACGCCGACTATGTCGGGCACCGCTCGCTGAGGACGATGTCGGAGCTCGTCGAGATGGGCTACGACCGCGACGAGATTGAGCAGAACGGCAACACGTCGTCGTCGTTCGACCTGAACACGGAAGCGCAGACGCGCAATCCCGGCCTTCGTGAGTTCCTCGGCGGGACGAGCGACTCGTCGGACCCCTCCATGCGGCGCTATCTCTACGTCGAAAGCTACATTCGCATCGACAAGGACGGCGACGGCGTGGCGGAGCTCCGCCGCGTCTGCACGCTTGGCGAGGCGTCCTACATCCTGCACGACGAGGTCGCCGAGGACGTGCGTTTCGCCGTGATCTGCCCCGACCCGGAGCCGCACATGGTGATCGGCTCCTCGATCGCCGACCAGGTCATGGATCTGCAGCTGATCAAGTCCAATATCGTCCGCAACACGCTCGACAGCCTGGCGCAGACGATCCACCCGCGCACCGCCTACGTGGAGGGCGCGGTCAACACCGACGACCTCATGAACGTCGAGACGGGCGGCCTCGTCCGCGTCACGCAGCCGGGCATGATCCAAGAGCTCGGCAGCACCTTCGTCGGCCAGCAGGCGATGCCGATCCTGGCCTACATTGACGACATCAAGGCTGCGCGGACCGGCATGTCCAAAGCCTCGCAGGGACTTGATGCAGATGTATTACAGAGCACGACCAAGGCAGCAGTAACGGCGACGATGTCGGCGGCGCAGGAGCGCCTCGAAATGGTTGCCCGCATCTTCGCCGAGACGGGCGTGCGCCGGCTGTTCCGCGGCCTCCTCAAGGAGATCATCCGCCATCAGGACCGGCCGCGCGTCGTGCGCCTCCGCAACAGCTGGGTGCCGGTGGATCCGCGCGCCTGGGACGCCGACATGGATGTCGTCGTCAACGTCGGCCTCGGCACCGGCTCGATCGAGCAGAAGGTGCAGACGCTGATGGCGGTGCTGGCGCAGCAGAAGGAGATCCTGCAGACGCTGGGGCCGAACAACCCGATCGTGAGCATGAAGCAGATGCGCAACACGATCGCGCAGATCCTCGAGCTTCAGGGCGTCAAGGATGCCTCGCGCTACTTCAACGAGATCACGCCCGAGATCGAGCAGCAGATGGCGCAGCCGCAGCAGCCCGCGCCCGACCCGGCGCAGATCCTCGCCCAAGTCGAGGCTGAGAAGATCAAGAAGGACATCGAGATCGCCGACAAGAAGATGGCGGTCGAGATCGCCACGCAGAAGGCCTCCGACGACCGCGAGCGCGACAAGATCGAAACCGACTTGTGGCTGAAGGCTTACGAGATGAGCCTCAAGTACGGCGTCGTCGTCCCGGTCGAGCAGGCCTTTGCCATCATTGATCGCCCGCGTGATCTGGCGCCGCAGCAGATGGGAGTGCAGTGATGGCTGCGCCCCGTCCTCTCCCCGCCACTCCGCCGGGCCTGCTGGATGACGAAGATCCCGGCAAGTGGGACCGCGTCAAGCAGGCGTTGTGGGATACCAACCTAAATGCCCCTATTCGCGGCGTTTACAACCTGATGAACGCCGACCCTTATACGTTGTACACGGATACGGGCGCAGCAGGGCAGCAGGCGGCAATGGATAGCTTCGACGCAGCAGGCGGCTTCACTGTCGGCAGTGCGATGATCCCGAAGCCGTCGAATGCGCTTGCGATGGGCATCAAGGCTTACCACGGCTCACCGCACTCCTTCGACAAGTTCAGCATGGACAAGATCGGCACTGGCGAGGGCGCACAGGCTTACGGGCATGGGCTGTATTTCGCTGAACAAGAAGATATTGCGCGGAGCTACCGCGATGCGTTGTCGCCTAAGAAAGTAGCCATTGGAGGCGAAATGGTTGACAGCCCTACTTTCTTTAAGGCTGCTCGCCGCAGTCCGTCAGTAGACGATAACATTGCGATGCTCATAAAGCAGCGTGAAAACATTCTAAAAGAACAGTCTCAACACACTGACGACCCTGAGCTTGGGGATTTCGTCAGCGAATTGTATGACCAGCAATTGAAGGACGTTGACAAGGAACTCGCTGAATTATCGCAATATAAGGGCCAGTGGTTTGGCACTCGCCCCGGCGGCTCCATGTACGAAGTCAACATAGACGCCGATCCTAACGCCTTCCTTGATTGGGACAAGCCGCTGAGTGAGCAGCCGGAAACGGTTAAAGGCATGTTAGCTCGTCTTCCCGGTGCGCCGGATCAATCCGTGTGGCCTTACACGACAGGCAATGATATTTATGAGCAATTGCGAGTGGATGCGATGGGCGATGATGCTTTTATGCAGCCAACGCCCCAAAGGCTTGCTGCACGAAAAGCTGCCGCACCAGAGGTGAGCAAAGTGCTTGGTGAAGCAGGCATCCCCGGCATCAAGTACCTAGACGCCGGATCACGCTTCACCCCTGCAAACCTTCCAAACAACCCGATTGCGAATGAAGCGCGTCAATTCCTTTCGTCTGCAAATGGTGACGCTGACAAGGCGTTGCAGATGTTCCGCGATAGCAAACCGGTTGAGCGTTGGGCAAGCCCGGAGCGCGACGAAATTACAAAGGTCATCAAGGCCGCTGCTGTTCCGGCAACCCGCAACTATGTCGTCTTCGACGACAGCCTGATCGACATCATCAAAAAGTACGGGCTCGCCGGTCTGCTTGGCGGCGGCGCTGCTGCCAACGAGATGATGTCGCAGCCGCAGGAGCAATACTAATGGCAGCCCTCACCAAAATGCAGGCGGCCGGCAAGATGGAAAGCCTGATTGGCGGCATGGACGACGCGGCGGAGGAAGCTCCGACGGCGGCCAAGAACGTCGCCAACCGCGCAAAGGTCATCAAGAACTGGGCGCTGGGGCCGACCAAGGCCAGCGTCGAGCCAGACGCCAACGGCGAATACTGGCAGCAGATGGCTGACCTGTGGGAGATCGACGAGGCGCAGGCCCGTCGCCAGCTGTGCGCCAACTGCGATTACTTCGACAACACGCCCGCCATGCAGGAAAACATGGAGAGCGTCCCGCTCGACAAGTTCGACCGAGACGGCGGCGGCAGGGGATACTGCGTCAAGTTCGATTTCATCTGCCACAATCTGCGCGTATGCCAGGCGTGGGAAGAGAAGCCGTTCGCTGAACCGGAAGACGAAGCAGAGGTGGAAGACTAATGCTTACCCCGATCGACATCGCCCGCAAGGCCAAGGAGATGCATGAGGACGCGGTCGTCGCGCACATCTTCACATACCTTGAGGGGCGCTACATCTCCGAGTGGCGCAGTGCGTCACCCGCAGACCTTCAGAAGCGCGAAGCTGCCTACGCAGCCATCCGAGCCCTGGAGGACATCAAGGTGAAACTTGGCTCGCTGGCAAATTCGCCGAAGGTCGAGGCTCACAACAACCGCAACGCCGTGAGGCGCTAAGGCTCAACCAATCAAACGTCGTGACGACGTTGGAAAAGGTAAAGATAGATGACTACCTCCGACACGCCCGCACAGGGCATCGGTTTATCTGAGGCTGCAAGCCAATTCGAGGCCATTCTGTCCGGTGATACCGGGAAGCAGACGCCCGAAAGGCACGCGGCTGACGAAAGCCCGGCCGACGATCAGGCCGAGGCGCTTGACGCTTCCGAAACAGAGGATGAGACGCTCGCCGATGAGGCTAGTGCCGACGATGAGGAAGCAACGGCTAATGACGAGGACGCCGACGAGGCATCCGATCCGCAGGACCAGCTGGTCACCGTTGTAATCGACGGCAAAGAGCAGCAGATCCCGCTGAAGGAAGCAGTCGCAGGCTACCAGCGGCAAGCCGATTATAGTCGCAAGACGATGGCCGTCTCCGAAATGCGCAAGCAGGTCGAAGCCGAGGCCAATCAGATCCAGCAGGAGCGTGCGCAGTACGCCCAACTCCTTGGTGCCTTGCAGCAGCAGCTGCAGGAGACAGTCCAGCGCGAGCCGGACTGGGAGAGGCTCTACGCCGAAGATCCGCTGGAGTACGTCCGACAGAAAGACCTCTACCGCGAGAACCAGGAACGGTTCCAGGCGGCAACAGCCGAGCAGCAGCGTGTGATGAGCATGATGCAGCAGAGCCAGGTGCAGCAGCTGAAGGAGGTCGTGAAGCAGGGCAGGGAACAACTCTCCGACAAAATTCCGGCGTGGAAGGACACAGCCCGCTGGGAGCAGGACCGAGTGAAGCTGCGCAGTTACGCGCAGAAGGAGCTCGGCTACGGCGAGGAAGAGGTTTCCCAGGTCTATGACCCGCGCGCCGTCGTCGCTTTGTACAAGGCGATGCGGTTCGACGAGATCATGGCAAAGCGCCCGGCGCCGAATGCGCAGACCGGCCCCAAGCCGATGCGCGCCGGCTCACCGCAGACTGCACCAGCACGTCGGACTTCTGAGATCACGCGACAAAAACAGCGTCTCGCTCAAACCGGCAGCGTCAAGGACGCCGCCAAACTTTTTGAAAGCCTGATCTAGGAGAAATAGTCATGGCACAGCCCACTAATCTGTTCGACCGCTACGACGGCACGAAGGCCGTCCGCGAAGACCTCGCAAATATCATCTATTCGATTTCACCTGAAGATACTCCGTTCATGTCATCCATTGGGCGCGAGAACGTGTCCAACACCTACTACGAGTGGCAGACTGACGCTTTGGCGGCGGCTAGCACGACGAACCAGGCCATCGAAGGCGACGAGGCCACTCTCGACGCCCGCGTAGCCACGACGCGCGTCGGCAACTACACGCAGATCAGCCGCAAGGTGATCGGTGTTTCTGGCACCGTAGAAGCCGTGGACAAGGCAGGAATGCGTTCATATTTGGCCTATGAGATGGCTAAAGCAAGCTCGGAATTACGCAGGGACATGGAGACTTCTCTCCTGTTCAACCAGGCTGCCGCTGTCGGCTCTGCCTCGGTTGCTCGCAAGACCGCCGGCCTGCCGGCTTGGCTGCGCGAGAACGTGAACAAGGCGTCGGACGGTGGCAACCCAACCATGTCGTCCACCAACGACGGCTACCCGAACGCTGGTCGCACGGACGGCACGCAGCGCGCCTTCACCGAAACCATGCTGAAGGATGTCATCCAGCAGGTGTGGGCTGAAGGTGGCGACCCGAAGGTCTGCATGATGGGACCGTACAACAAGACGGTCGCTTCCGGCTTCGCCGGCATTGCCGCCAATCGTGTGAACCAGACCGCGGGCGCCCCCAAGGCGTTCTCGATCGTCGCAACCGCTGACGTGTATCTCAGCGATTTCGGAAAGGTCGCGTTTGTGGCTAACCGCTTCCAGCGCGAGCGCGACGTGTTCGTCGTGGACCCGGAGTATGCGTCGGTTGCCTTCCTGCGCAACTTCCAGACCAAGGAACTCAGCGCCACGGGCGACTCGACCAAGAAAATGCTTCTCGTCGAGTACGGCCTCAAGGTGAAGACCGAGAAGGCTCACGGCATCATCGCCGACCTGACGACTTCGTAACGACGACGGGGGAGGGTGGAAACGCCCTCCCTACCTACCACTGCCGTGATGGCGGTTATTGTCCAGTAATGGAGTTATTCGTTGAAGCTACCCTTCTCATACGACCCGGTACTCGGGATCAAGCGGACGTTCCACGGCAGTGAGGACGGCAACACGTTTGTCATCCAGACGGAGCAGGACACGACCGGCATCGTCGAGGCGAACAAGGCCGCCTACAATGACGCGCCGGATCGCTGGGGCGACATGACCAGGGTCGCGTCGATCCCGCTGTCGCTGTACTTCGACCTGAAGAAGAAGGGGATTGCGGACGATCCTGTCGCCATGAAGCGGTGGCTCAATGATAGCGAAAATAGGTTTTTTAGAACACGCGGGGGCAACGTTTAATGGATGCCCCCATTTTGGAACGTTTTATGAGCAAGGTGCTTCCAGAGCCTAACAGCGGCTGCTGGCTGTGGGCTACCGGCCTCGACAGTAAAGGGTACGGAAGGTTTGGCAGCGGGAGCAAGAAGACGATGAGGTTATCTCATCGCATGGCTTATGAGCACTTTGTTGGCCCCATCCCCGATGGGCTGTTCGTCTGTCACAAGTGCGATGTGCGCAGCTGCGTAAATCCTGACCATATGTTTCTTGGAAATCACCAAGACAACATGACAGACAGGAACAGAAAAGCTCGTCAAGCGCGAGGCACGAAGCAGCACATTGCAAAAATAAATGAAGACATTGTGCGCTACATTCGTTCATCGCCAAAGAACGGCACAGAGTTAGCTGACGAAGTAGGAATAAATCAATCCAGTGTGTCGGCTGTCCGCACACGTCGAACATGGAAGCATGTAGAATGAGGCTTGCAATCTGTCTTCCGTGCCGTGATCAGGTATGCACAGGATTTGCGTATGACCTTGCGCGGCTGACCGCATATTTTGGCGCGACTAGAGTTCCTAAGGGCGACAAGCTTCACCTCTTTACCTCTGCCGGCACGCTCATTGCCGACCAGCGTATCAATCTGGCGCGCGAAGCCTTGAATGTAGGCGCAGATCATGTCCTTTACATCGACAGCGACATGCGCTTTCCGAAAGACGGAATTGATCGTCTTCTTGCACACGACAAGCCGATAGTTGCTGCTAACTACTCAACCCGTCGAATGCCGCCGAAGCCGGTTGCGTTTGCCGACAATCTTTGCCGCAAGACAGTTTACACGACAGAGGCGAGCACAGGGCTTGAGAAGGTCTATGCTGTAGGTATGGGCTTCATGCTTGTGGACACGAAAGTGTTCAAGGCAATGCCACAGCCATGGTTCAAAATCGGTTACTCTACTAAAGATGAAGATTTCTACGGTGAAGATATTTTCTTCGCCCATGAAGCCGCGAAACATGGTTTTGACACGTACATAGACCACGACCTTTCCAAAGAGGTCAACCACATCGGAACATTCGAATTCACATATCATCACGCCGAAGCTTGCATGAATGACGTGCTTGCTGCGGATGAACAGAAAAATGCAGCATAGGAGCGCAGCATGAGCGACAACTTTCAGGTTCCGAGCCGCGCCGCGGCGGTGACGCCTTCCGACACCACGCAGATATATGCCTCCGCCCTGTTCGTCGGCGGCGCCGGCAACGTGGCTGTCGTCACCGAGGGCGGCGATACGGTTACGTTCTCCGGCGTGCAGGCGGGTTCGATGCTGGTGCTGCGCATCAAGCAGGTGCGATCGACGAACACGACTGCGACCAACATCGTCCGTCTCTGGTAGACCGCGATGCCCGCGCTTGCACATTCCGTTTCGCTCAAATCGATCGATGTCATCTTCGGCGGGCATTTCGGCATCGGATCCGTGACGCTGCTGGGCAGCGAGTACGAAGGCTTTGCAATTGATTTCCTAGACAACACCGTGTCGGTGCGAACCCTTGTTGCTGACGACTTGATTGGCAACGAGGCTCAGGGCTTTGCCCTGGAGTTTGTGTCGAACACCTCTTCTGTGAGGATTTGAAATATGCCGACTACGACAGGCAAGGCCAGCGAGTTCATCACGTTCTCGCGCACGTCGAATGCGACGGTGACGGACAGCGACGGCAAGATCAAGTGGGCACCCCATAACCTCCTGCTGGCGAGTGAGCAGTTTGATAGCGCGAGTTGGACGAAATCCGCCAGCGCCAGCACGATCCCCGCCGTCACTGCAAACGCTGGCGTTGCGCCCAATGGAACGACAACCGCCGACCGCGTTGACTATGGCGTGATTGATGCAGCAGGCGATGTTTCCGCAGTCTACCAAACATTCACTGCTGTTGACGCAACGTATACGGCTAGTGTCTACGTTAAAGCTTTCGCCGCTGGTGATGTCGGCAAGAAGGTTTGGATATACGGCTACGACACTGCCTTTCGTGGCACTACTTCGGTAACGCTTACGACGAACTGGCAGCTTCTGACAACGAGTGTCAATCTTGCGGCGGGCAACAGGGATTTTTATGTCGCAACGCTGGGTTCGACCTACGGCGGCGAAAACCAAGGTGCAGTTTCCGTGCTGCTCTGGGGCGCTTCCCTCTACCGCAGCGACCTCGGCGGCATGAAGGCGAACGCCTCCGCGTACCCGATGTACAACCCGACTACGGTTAAGAACTTGGTTGGGTTTACCCAATCGTTTGATAACGCGGCTTGGACGAAAGGTGGTCTTGTCACGACTGGCATGGCCAATGTCACAGCAACCACCGATCCGTTGGGTGGTAACACCGCCGACAAACTTCAGGAAACCGCAACAACCGCAGAGCATTATGCTTTTCAAAGCGTTTCCGTAGGCGCGGCTCCGCATACGTTTAGCGTATATCTAAAAGCTGCTGAACGTACATGGGCGACTATCTATTTGTCCCCCTCAGCAGCCACACCAACATGGTTCAATCTTGCCCCTGATGGTAGCGGTGTGCCGGGTACGGTTGCTGCTGGTTTTACAGCGGCATCAACATATGTCGGAAATGGTTGGTATCGTTGTTCTATTACGGGAACAACAACGGCGGCAACTTGGGTCACAGTTGTAAATCCCTCGCTTGGAAATAACATTTCTGTAACCTACGCAGGAACGCTGAACTCTGGCATCTACCTCTGGGGCGCACAGCTCTCCGACAGCGCGTCCCTCGACACCTACGTGCCGAACTACGGAGCCGCACCGACTGCCGCTGCGTATTACGGGCCGCGACTGGACTACGATCCGGTGACGCTGGCGGCGAAAGGGCTGCTGGTGGAGGAGCAGAGGACTAATCGGATGCTTTACACGGATGAGTTTTCATTTGTTGGTGCTGCGGATCAGATTTGGTCGGTTCAGGAAGCAACCGTCACTGCTGATGCCGCAACATCGCCAGACGGAACTTCAAATGCTGACTTTGTTAAAGAAACGACAAACACAGGCGCTCATGGAATATACGGAAGCGTAACAACTCTAAGCAGTGTGTCTGGCGCTCACACAGTATCAGTGTTTGCCAAAGCAAATGGACGCACAAAGTTTAGGCTAACATTGTGGTCAGGCTCTTTGCCGTATGGCGGAGGCTCGGCAGGTGGCGCGGAATATGATCTTACTGCAAAGACAGCAGCCGCATACACAAACGGCTTTTGGACTGGTTCGTCACCAGTTATAACTGAACTTTCAAACGGGTGGTTCAGGTGTTCTGCCACTGTAGCGTTGCCCGGATCAGGATTTGTTTATTACGCCGTCACCTTCAATGATGGCGCGTCTTATTCCTATGCAGGCGATGTAACGAAGGGCCTGTATCTTTGGGGCGCTCAAGTTGAAGCCGGATCATTTGTCACGTCTTATATTCCAAATAAGGCGGTCTCGGCTGGTGTAACCCGCGCTGCTGATGTTGCTAGCGTCAGCACGCAAGCGTTCCCGTATAGTGCGACTGAGGGAACTTTGGTTGCGAACGCCACCATTGGCAATACATCAACTCAAGGGCCTGTAGCCGTAACGCTTAATGATGGGACAGGAAGCAACATAATTTACACGTTACAAATTGTTGGTACTGGGATAAGGCGGTCTGGCATCATTTATACAGGCGCTGTCGAACAAGCACTTCTGTCCGAAGCCCTCACGAATACAGTCGGGCTTACAACCAAGGCAGCGTTTGCATTTAAGGTTAACGATGTTGCTGGCTCAATTAATGGCGGAACGGTTTTAACTGACACATCTGCACTAATCCCTACGGTTAACACAATGAGGATTGGCGATAATGCGAACGGGAGTCAAACATTCAACGGCCACATCCGCCAGATCACCTACCTTCCGCGCCGCATCAGCAACACCGAACTCCAGACGAGGACCGCATAATGAGCATTGAAATCTTCGCATGGTGTTCGACTCGCGAACTCTTCGTCACGGGCATGACCACGACCGCCTTCCCTGACGGCTCAATGCTGGCAACGCTCGACGAGGACGGTCGGTTGATCCCGCATCAGGGCGTCATCATCGACGAGATCGGCCCGATCACCAAGACGCCTGCGGTGCTGGACGAGGATGGCAACGTGGTCACGCCTGCCGTTGTCATCGCGGGGCATCACGTCAACCTCCTCGCCATCGACCCCATCGTGGCGCTGCTGATGCAGGGACCGCCGGATGCAGAGGGCAACCCGACCGTGCTCCCGCAGTATGACGAGGACGGCAAGCTGCTGGGCGTGTTCCAGCGCACGAACATCCTGTCGCTGATCCCCGGCATGGTGTGGACGCCGATCCCCGGTCCGGGTGTTCCGGGTGGCTACGAGGGGCCGAACGGCGTCTGCCTGTTCGATCCGGCAGTGGTGCATGACCGCGCCAGGGTGTGGCTGTGAAGATCACCAAGCAGGAGCACGTCTAATGGCGCTCGACACCTACGCAAACCTGCAGACATCGATCGCCTCCTGGCTCAACCGGGAAGACCTGGCGGCGCAGATCCCCGACTTCATCACGCTGGCGGAGGCGCGCTTCAACCGCGACCTCCGCACGCCCGACATGACCAAGCGGGCGACCTCGACGATCACCTCGTCCTACGTGGATCTGCCGACGGACTGGCTGCAGACGATCGCCTGCCGCGTCACGTCCTCGACCGGCTACAAGGCGCTGGAGTATCTCTCCGCCGAGCTCTTCTATGACCTGGAGGGGCAGGCCCCGACCGGCCCGGCGCGCTACTACACGCTGGTCAACAACCGCATCCACCTGATCCCCGACGCCACCGGCGCCGACCTGGAGATCACCTACATCGGCAAGCTGACGCCGCTCTCCGGCTCAAACACGTCGAACTGGCTGCTGGCGCGCTCGCCCGACTTGTACCTGTACGCATCCCTGGTGGCTGCCGAGGCCTACCTGGTGAACGACGAGCGCGTCGGGCTATGGAAGACGGCCGCCGACCAGATCATCGCCGACATCAAGCTGGAGGGTGAGCGGGCTGCCCGACCGAGCGGAACCCTCCTGCAGCGTCGGCGGAGCTTCGGCTGATGGATTGGGTTTCCGTTCCAGTTGACAACGCAAGCTGGACGGAAATCTCTCCGTCCACTGAAAGCTGGGCTTCAATTCCGTCCGGTTCTGATGTATGGTCGGTTCCGACAGCCGATGCTCCCGCGTGGAGCCCGGCCGGGGCAACCGCATCAACCTGGACCCCAATCGTTCCAACATGATGATGCGGTGACCTGATGGCTGACACGAACACCACAAACTTGAACCTGGTTAAGCCCGAGGTCGGCGCCTCGTCTGACACCTGGGGCACCAAGATCAACACCGACCTCGACACGATCGACGGCCTGTTCGACGTTGGCCCCTACCTCAAGGTTACGAAGGGCGGGACGGGCGCTGGCAGCTTCACGGCCTATGGCGTCCTGCTGGCCGGTACGACCGGCACCGGCGCCTTCCAGAACGTCTCGGGGCTCGGCGCGGCGGGCCAAGTGCTGACATCAAATGGTGCAGCAGCGGCTCCCAGCTGGCAGGCGATCATCCCAACTGGCACCAAGATGCTGTTCCAGCAGACAGCCGCGCCGACCGGCTGGACGAAGGACACTACGCACGACAACAAGGCGCTCCGCGTCGTCACCGGCTCAGCGGGCTCTGGCGGTACGGTCGCCTTCAGCACTGCCTTCGCCAGTCGCACGGTCTCCGGCAATGTTGACAACTTTACTGCTGCGGGTACGATCGGTGGGCACGCGCTCACTGTCGGCCAGCTTCCGAGCCATCAGCACTTTATATCGAATGAGACAAATAGTGCTTCGACAGCCCTGTCTGCCAGCAATTATGTCAACGAGTCGGCGCAGCCCAGCAGTAGCAACGGCTACATACTCAAGGGTGGCGCAACGGCGGCAACAATCGGCTTGTCGAGTTCAGTTGGCTCCGGCGAAACACATACGCACTCCTTTACTGGAACCGCCCACAACCACTCCTTCTCGACCACGCTCGACATGGCTGTCCAGTACGTCGATCTCATCATCGCGACGAAGAACTAGCCATGCAGATAAAGCCCGCAAACTTCTGCCCGCTCATCAAGGAAGACTGCAAAGGGCTCGGCTGCTCTTGGTTTACTCAGCTCCGGGGCAGCAACCCCAACACGGGTAAAGAAGTCGATGAGTGGGGCTGCGCTGTGGCGTGGATGCCGATGCTTATGATTGAGAACTCGCAGCAGCAGCGTCAGACAGGCGCGGCAGTCGAGAGCTTCAGGAATGAAATGGTAAAGGCCAACGATACCAGCCGGCAGGTTCTGCTTGCGACGATTGGCGCCCATCCCGACATCAAGATGATTGGGTGACCGCATGACCTACATGCCCATCCAACTCCCGCCCGGGATAGTCAGAGGTGCAAACCCTGACGACGCGCCGGGCCGCTGGTACGACGGCAGCCTCATCCGCTGGCGCGACGGCGTGATGGAGCCGGTCGGCGGCTGGTCGAAGGTGACCACGACGGCGCTGGGCTCGACTGCCCGCCTGATCCACCAGTGGAAGGCAAACAACTCCCTCACCATGACGCTGATCGGCTGTGATGCGCATCTCTACGCCGACAACAGCGGCACCTATGTTGACGTGGCGCCGGCCGACCTCGTCGCTCTTAACTCTTCGACGGGCGGCGGCTACGGCGCCTCGACCTACGGCTCCAGCACCTACGGCACGGCTCGCACCGGCACCTCCAGCCTGACGCCGCGCCGCGAAGCGTGGACATTTGCCAACTGGGGCGAGGACGTTCTCGGCGTGGCGAGCTCCGACGGGCGTCTCCTGTATTTCGACGCATCGAGCCCCTCGACCGACGTTACGGTCGTCGGCGTCTACGTTATCTCGACGATCAGCCGCACGTCGAACGTGACGACGATCGTCACTACGACGCCGCACAATCTTACCACGGCAGACCTGGTGAAGATCGCCGGCGTCACCGACGCGACCTTCAACATTTCGTCGGTAAGCGTCACGGTCACGAACTCGACGACCTTCACCTACGCCAACACTGGCACGAACGGCTCATCCTCCGGCGGCAGCGTGCAGGATCTCGCCGTGCCCACCGGCAACCGTGCCGTCGTCGTCACGCCGGAGCGTCACGCGGTGCTGATCGGTGCGGGCAACCAGCCGCGCCGTGTCGCCTGGTCAAGCCGCGAAGACTACACCGACTGGAATTTCACCTCGACGACCAATACGGCCGGCTTCCTCGACCTCCAGGTGGAGACGAACCTCGTCACCGGGACGGGCGTCCGCGAGGGCACGCTGGTGTGGTCGATGAACCGCGTCGTGCTGATGCGCTACGTCGGCCTGCCGTTCATCTACGGCTTCGACGAGCTTGGCACGACCAGCATCTACTCGCCCAACGCCTTTGCTGAGTTCGATGGGCGCTGCGTGTGGCTTGATAGCTCTGGCTTCATGATCTACGAGGGCGGCTCAATGAAGCCGCTGGCTTGCCCGCTGACCGACTACATCTTCTCCGACATCGACCCGCTCTACGGCCCTCGCGTCTCGCACGCCTCCATCAACGGCAAGTTCGACGAGGTTTGGTTCTACTACCCCAGCAACGGCTCAACCGAGTGCGACCGCTACGTGGTCTGGAATTGGGCCGAGAATTGGTGGAGCATGGGCACGCTGGCGCGGACGGCGGCGATTGGCGCTGGTGTCGGCGCGTACCCGCTGATGACTGGCACGGACAATCACCTCTACCAGCACGAAGACGGCTGGACCTACGACACGTTCGTCTGCGCCAACAACGTCTTCATCGCATCCGGCACGATCAACCTGCCGGGCGTCGAGCAGTCGATGAACATCACGCAGCTGGTGCCGTCGAACGGCGGCAACTACGACCTGACCAAGTACACGCTGTTCACGCGGATGACGCCGAACGGGGCGGAGCGTCAGTTTGGGCCATACTACTCGCGCAGCGACGGCTACGTGGACACGCGCGCCACGGGGCGTGACGTGCGGATCAGGATCTGCGCCAACGATGCCGGCGACTGGTCGATCGGCAGATTGCGCATGAAGATTTCGGCGGGGGGCAGGCGATGAACGTCATCCTCCCGAACCCTAACTCCCCGATCGGGGTGATATTGGACACGATCAGACGGGCACTCATCCCGGCCATCTCGCAAGACGAGGCGGCCGCGCGATTGCTTCTGAGGTCACCCAATGGAACGGTTTTTAGCGTCACGGTCAGTGACGCTGGCATCATTTCCACTGCGGTGATCGATGGCAAATCTAGACCATACTGAGCTCCAGCGCCGCCTGATGCGCGCACTCGACGTGGCCGGGAAAACCCACGGCCCCGACGATGTCGCGCGTGCCGTCGAGGAGGGCCGCATGCAAGCGTGGACGGCGGGCGACAGCCTTGTCGTTACTGAAGTGCTGTCGTTCCCGCAGGCGCGGGCTCTCAACGTGTTTTTGGCGGTTGGCAACCTCGACGAGGTGCTGTCGCTGCTGCCTGACCTCGAGGCCTTCGGGCGCGAGCACGGCTGCGAGAAGATGAGAATGGAAGGCCGGAAGGGCTGGGCGCGTGTGCTGCCCTCCCACGGCTGGAAGGAGAACAAGCTAGTGATCTATGAAAGGGAGCTCACCCATGGGTAAGAGCCAAGGCGATCAGACTGTCACCAACAAGACCGAGTTGCCGTCCTGGTACACCGGGCCGGCCAAGGCCATGATGGATCAGGCGCAAGCTGCGGCCGCGAACATTGCGAAGCCATACCAGGGCAACACGGTGGCGGGCCTCGACCCGATCACCCAGCAGGCGATCAGCTACACCGGCGCCAACATGGGCTCGACCAATCCAGCCTACGCGCAGGCCGGGCAGACGGCAGCGAACGTCGCTGGCTACACGCCGGGCTCGTTCCTGACCGGCAACATCGGCGCCTACATGAACCCCTACATCCAGAACGTCGAGCAGGCCGCGCTCGGTAACATGGACAACGCCTACAGGCAGAACCTGAACACCATCGGCGACCGCGCCATTAATGCAAATGCGTTTGGCGGATCTCGCCAGGGCGTGGCGGAGGGTGTCGCGGCTTCCGAGAACGCCCGGCAGATGGGCGACCTGTCGGCGCAGCTGCGGGCTCAGGGCTACGGCCAGGCTGGCACCATGATGCAGTCCGACATGGACCGCTCCATGCGGGGCCAGGAGTTGAACCTGAACGCGGCGACGACGCAGGGCAACCTCGCCACGGGCGGGCAGGCGGCCTACCTGCAGGGCCTGCAGTCGGCGGTGGCCGCCGGGCAGATCAATCAGGAGCAGGCCCAGCAGCTGCTGAACCAGAACGTGAGCCGCTACGACGCCATGTCGAACATCCCGGCGAACCAGCTGAACCTCATGCTGGCGGCACTGGGCGGCACGCAGGTGCCGACGACGAGCACGCAGAAGACGCCGACCTCCGGCAACTGGCTGACGGGTGCCGCGGGTGGCGCACTGGCCGGCGCCTCGATGGGACCGTGGGGCATGCTGGGCGGCGGCATCCTCGGCGGCATCGCGGGAGCATAAGATGGCGCTTCCCCCAGTCGCAGAGATGGAAGCCTACATTCGTGCGAAGGCTGCCGAGCTCGGCATCGACCCCGACGTGGCCGTGCGCGTGGCCCGCAGCGAGGGCCTGAAGGCCAACACCTGGCAGAGCGACCTCCAGCAGCCCTACGGGCGCGAGGCCTCCTACGGGCCATTCCAGCTGCACGTAGACCCCACGGGCAAGCGTCCAGGCATGGGCAACGACTTCATGGCGGCGACGGGCCTGAACCCGGCGAACCCTGACACTTGGGATGAGGGCATCGACTTCGCCCTCGCGCAGGCGCGGCAGGCCGGCTGGGGTCCGTGGATGGGCGCCGCGAAGGAAGACATCACCGGCTTTATGGGCATCGGCGGCCAGCCTGCCGCGCCCCAGATGACGGCCTACAACACCGACGACACGCCCGCGATGGGTGCGGCTATGGGCGGCTTCGCCACCGGCCCTGCCGACGTGCAGGCGCGCATGGACACCGGCGCCGTTGCCGGCCTCCTCGACGAGGACACCTCGATGATGGGCGGCTTCGACACCGCCGATTTCGCCAAGCTGGGCGGGCGGATCATGGAGCGCGCAAAAAAGAATAGCACGCCGGAGGAGCAGGAGTTCCTGCAGCCGCAGGTGCTGCAGCCGCTCAAGCGGTACACACTGAAAGGAACCATGTGATGAGCTTCTTTGATACGCTCAAGCAGTTTGGACTGTGGCCGCAGCAGGGCGGGCAGGGCGGGCAGCCGCAGGCTAACCCCTACGGCCTCGACGAGGGCCAGATGCGGCAGGCGCGCATGCAGTCGCTGTCGAACCTGGGCTCGCAGATCATGGCGGCCTCGGTGCAGCAGACGCCGCGCCAGCGTGCCGAGCTCATGAGCGGCTTCGACATGACGGGCGGGTATCAGAACAACCTCTACAATGCCGCGCAGATGAAGCTTCTCAGCGATAGGCAGCGGGCTGCGCAAGAAGGCGACGAGCGCGACGGGGCGGCCAAGGCGTGGCTGCAGCAGAAGATCGGCACGATGCCCGACAGCATCCAGAAGCGCAACGCCATGATCTACCTGCAGCTGGGCGATGTCCAGAAGGCGGCGGAGATGCTGACGGCCGGCGCGGCGCAGCCCGAGTACCAGATCGTGGACGGCTATTACGTCAACAAGAATGACCCCAACGCGCCTGCGGTTCCGATCCAAGGCTATGAGAAGCCTGGAGAAGCCGTCAACCCCAAGGATCGCCTGCCATTCGTTGCCGCCTACGAAAACGACCCGCAGGTGCAAGGCTACAACGTCATGGCCTCGACCCTCGGGAGCCTCACCGGCGCGGTCTACGACGACAGCAAGGTGTCCGACCTTGAGTACATCTACGGCATCGCCAAGGCGCTCGACCCCACCTCTGTCGTCCGCGAAAGCGAGGCCGGCATGGTGCTTGAGGCGCAGGGCCTCGACGAAGCAACGCTGGGCCGCCTCAACGGCATGCTGGGTGGCGGCACACTGTCGCCGACGCAGCGCATTGAATTGCTCGCGCTGGTGCGCCGTCGCGCCCAGAGCCTGGAGCCATTCGTCAAGTCCAAGCGCGAGTACATTCTCCGGGTAGGCCAAGGGGTAATCGACGACAGCATGATGCGGCCGATTGCGCCATTGGCACCTAACCCCGCGCCGCCCCCTCCGCGGCCACAGACGGTGGCCCCTGGCCGGAGCAGCCCACCTGAACCCGAGCTCATTGGAGTGCAGGACTGATGCCGACATATTTTTTCAGAATGGCAGACGGCACGACGGTGCCGATCACGGCAACCACCCCGCAGGAGGCTCGCCTCCTCGCGCGGCAGCGCCAGGCGGAAATCGCCGCCGGCTCCGGCGAGAGCGGCTGGGACTTCGGTCGCATTGCCGGTCTGGCAGGGCGCGCGGGCGTGGAGGGCCTGGTGGAGGGTGCTGGCACGCTGGCCTCGCTGCCGGTTGATGCCGTCTATAATGCGGGCGTAGGTGTTGCCAAGGGCATAGACTACCTGGCGGGCACCGACCGCGCGCCAGACTTCAGCATGCCTGTTACGGGCGCCGTGAGCTCGGTCGGCGACTATATGGCCGACAGCATGTCGCTGCCCGAGCCCATCACCGACAACGAGAAGCTGGCGATGGCGATCGGCAAGGGCGCGATCTCCGCGATCCCCGGCATGGCCGTGGGTGGCGCGATGAGCGCCGGCAGTGGTGCCGTGCGCGCAATCGGCAATAGCCTGCGCGCTGCGCCGGTCACGCAGGGCGTCAGCGGCGCCGTCGCGGGCGGGGCGGGTGAATACACCATGCAGAAGACCGGCAGCGGCACGGCTGCCACGGTGGCGTCGTTGCTGGGCGGCGGCGGTGCCGGCGCGGGCATGGCTGGCCTGCAAGGCGTCGGCACGGTTTTGAGGCCCCTCACGCGGGGCGGCCGCGACAGCATCGTGGGCGACGTTCTCAACATGCAGGCAATTGATCCGAACAGCGCCATCAACAACATGGATTTCGCGCCGACCTACGTGCCGGGCTCGCAGCCTCTGGCCGGTGTCGCGTCCCGAGATCCCGGCCTGATGAGCCTGCAGCGCGGCGTCGAGCGCATGGACACCCGGCGCACGTTTGCAACGGCTCAGGAGCGGGCGGTCGAAGCGCGAAACAAGATGCTGCGCGACGTGTCGATGGACGACGCCCAAGTCGAGGCTGCCTCAAATGCCCGCAGCGCCAAAGCTGACGTGGACACGGCGGCGCTGTTTGACACGCCGCAGATGCGGCAGATGCGGGTGCCGTTGAACGATCTGATGCGCAATCTGAACAACATCAAGGCCGACAAGCGCACCTATGCCCGCCTGCCGGTTCAGGAGGCGCTCAGGGCTGCCCAAGACATGATCTTGAAAAGCGCCAAGTTAAACCGGCGCACCGGGCAGCGCGAAATCAACCCTGGTGTTCTTTACTCAATCCGCCAGAACCTGGCAGAGGCGATGAGCGGGAAGATCCGCTCCGACGATTTGCCCAACATCAAGCTGGCGGGCAAGACTGGCGGCACGATCCTCGACATGATCGACGACAAGATCGAGACAGCGGCGCCCGGTTTCAAGGCGTACATGGCCGACCTTGCGCAAAGCGGGGAGGCCCGTAAGCAGGGCTCGCTTGCGCAGGAAGCCTACGCCAGCGGCATGTCGCAGGGTGCCACGACTAACGGCGGCGCCCCGTTCTTGAACCTGGCATCGCTCCGCCGCGCCTACAACCAGCGCAAAGGTGAGCTTTCACCGGCGCAGCAGGATGCATTCGAGCGGGTAATCGCCGACCTGAACCGCGAGCAGCGCGTCAACGCCCCGTCGATCCGGTCGAGCGGCTCCGACACAATGCAGAACTTATCGGTCGGCGCCTTCCTCGGTCGCGCACTGGGCGGGCAAGCGGCGCAAGGGCCGGTCGGCGCTGCGCTCGCCAAGCCTATGAACTGGCTGATCGGCTTGGGCGACTTGGGCACGCCTGCAACACAGGATCGTCTTGTGGAAGCCTTCGCCAGTCCTCGCGTCGCTGCAGCCCTCATGCGCAGAGCCACACCCGGCAACGTCGAGTACGCCGGCAGCATCCTGAACCAGGCGGTGCAGGGCGGCCGCGTGGCTGGGCAGAACGCGGCTGCGCAGAACTGGGTCATCGAGGACGCCAAGGGCAATCGATACGACGCAAACGGCAAGCTAGTGCAGTGAGGACATCATGACGCGAGACGACATTTCTTGGCACCTCGACAAGAAGGTGCCGATCGGCCTGATCCTGGCCCTGCTGGTGCAGACGCTCGTCATCACGTCGTGGGGCTCGGCGAAATTCGAGAACTACGAAAACCGCATCGCAAGCCTTGAGGAGAGCGACGACGCGCAGCAGGCCTACGAGCGGCGCATCACCGTGCTTGAGGAAAAGTTCAACTACATCCGCGACGACCTGACCGAGATAAAGGAATTGCTGCAGCGCGGCATGCCCGAGAAGGGCAAGCCATGATCATCAACGCAGCCTCCGAGAAGAAGCTAAAAGGCGTCCACCCGGACCTCGTCCGCGTCGTGCGTCGCACGGCTAAGGATTGGAAAGACCCGGAGACGGGCTGGATCATCACCTGCGGCACGCGAACCCTTGAGGAGCAGAAGGTGCTCAAGGCCAAGGGCGCCAGCAGAACGCTGCGCTCGCGCCACATCCCTGCCGCCAATGGCTACAGCCACGCCGTCGATTTCGCCATGACCATCAAGGGCGTGCCCCGCTGGGACTGGGGTCTGTATAGCGGCCCGCTGGCGACGGCGGTGAAATCTGCCGCCAAGGCCGAGAAAGTGCCGATCGAGTGGGGCGGCGACTGGAAGTTCAAGGACGGACCGCATTTTCAACTGCCGTGGGCCACACACCCAGGCAAAAAGTAGGAGAGAACCATGACCGCACATAAAGCTGTCGCCGCATTCATCACCAGCCTGATCGCGCTGGTCGGCGTTTTCGGCGTATCGACCGGCTGGGCCAGCCCCACGCTGATCGACGCCGTCTCCGCCATCCTCGGCGCGGTGCTGACGGCCGCCGTCACCTACATGGTGCCGAACACGCCGAAGGCATGAGCTGGCTGGAGATCGCCGCCCTCGTCATCCTGTTGATCGGGGTCGGCGCGGGCGGCTTCCTCGTCGCCCAGCGGCCGACGTTCTGGCTCGGCCTGGGCGGCGTGCTGCTGACGAAGGCTTGGCCGTATCTCTCGGCCTACGTCACGCGCCGCAACTCGGCAGAGATCGAGCAGCAAATGGCCGACTGCGTGCGCCGCGGCGGCGAGTGGGACAACGCGAAGAAGCGGTGCAGATAGGTTTGACAGTTGTCGCTCTAATCCATTGAAATGTCGTGAGCGTATCTAGCAGGTTTGACAGCGAAAAACGCAATGATTACAGTCGTCTGGTGACCCAACCGGAGTCGCCAATCTCATTGAAATCGTTGATTTTTTTCTTCGATTTGTCAAACTTTGCGGTTCAGGTTTGACACTTTTGACCGCGTTTCGTTCTCAATCAGCTTGTCCATAGCGCCCCGGCCAAGCTGTTTCTGCCGGGCGGCGGCGCAATAACGCTCAACCTCTTCCAGGCTCTTGTGGCCGGTGATCGCCATGATCTCATGGGCGCTGCAGCCAGCCTCGGCCAGGCGCCTCGCGGCGGCCTTGCGGAGGCCGTGGAGGACGCACCGCTCGGGCAGGCCAGCCTTGTCGATCGCTTTGGCTACCAGGTTCCCCAGCCCGGCCACGGACGTTCCGCGGCCATCCGGCGAGGCGAGCAGGACGAGGTGCCGGGGGCTCCACGCTTCCAGCGCCGTCTTCAGTTCAGGGTGGACCGGGATCTCGAGCTCGGCGCCAGTCTTTTCCTGTTTCACCCACATGGTGCCAGACTCGGCGTTGTAGTGGCGGCGGGTGCGAGTGGCGATATCCTCTCGGCGCTGGCCGGTGTGCAGGGCCATGGCGTAGGCCGTGCGCTCGCGGGTGCCCAGCGGCCAGTAAGCCTCAAACTGGGCGAGCTCGTCGTCGGTCCAGGTGTGATGGGTGCCCTCGCGGAATTTCTTGATCTTGGCGGTCGGGTCATCCTTGCGCCAGTTGTTGACGATCGCCCAACCCATGAGGGCGCGGACCTTTTTCAGCATGTTGTTGGCGGCCGCCGGCGTCTCGGCCAGGCCTGCAATGATCGTCATGACGTGCTCGCGCTGCATTTCGGCGACCATGCGAGGGCCGACGATCTTGACGAAGCGCAGCAGGATCGCCTTGGTGACCTTTCTCGAGCTTTCCTTGTTGCGAAGAAAGTCCGTCGAATTGAGGTAGGCATCGACCAGCGCCGGCACCGTCCCAGCCTTTGGCGCGAGGCTCTTGGGCGGCAGCAACTCAGCGCCTGACGCCTTCATATATTCCGCCATGAAAGACGGATCTGACGGCTCTGGAAGCGCGGCTAAGGGGTATCCATTGCGCCTGTAATAGTATCGCGCCTGGCCGTGCCGATCCTCAAACCGCTGAACATATTTCAATGTCACCGGCCCGCGAATTGAAAGTCCGACCATGAGTTTGTGCCTCCAGCAGGTTCGCCGTCTCGAGGCAGAGATTTAAACGCTTGGCGCAATTCGTCAACGTCCCACACCTTCCGCGTGTTAATCATGCGCGGACGCGGCATCTGGTTGACATTGACCAAGTGGTCAAAAGTTGTGGCCGAGACGCCAATCGACGCTGCGGCCTGCAGCCGGTCGAGGCCAAAGACGACCGGCAGCCCGGCGGCGATGTCAGCCCGCCGCGCCATCACCCGCGCCTCGACAAAGCGCGCACGCAATCAGCCACCAGCTGCACCAGGTAGATGCAGCCGCCGAGCGCGCCCACGGCGAAGAACAGAAACATCAGCCACTGCATCTCGTTTTCTGGCATGGTCAGCTCTCCAATATGAACGCCGCGATGTGGCGGCCTGTACCCTTGCCTGGCGTGTTGTCTTCAGTGGAGTGCCAGCGCACGTCTCCAAGATTGCGCACTTCGGCGCCGGCCTTAATCAGCATCAGCACCCACTTGTCGATCGGGTAGACGAGCACAACGCGCTTGCCCTTCTCCATCTCTGAAATCGCTTTGCGCGCCCAAGCCGTTGGGCCTTTTTTCTTGCCATCGTGCATGATCGATCCGAAGGGCGGGTTCACGTAGTTCGACCGGCCCCACTCGCACGTCAGGCCATCGAACCCTTCCGGCAACGGGTACGGGCACGGATCAAACGTGAAATTGAACTCGCTATTCAACGCATCATAAACCTCTGGCGGCGTCAGCCAGTAGTGCTTCGTGTCGGAGCCGTTCCCGACGTGGAACTTGTTCTCATGCGGCTGTTTCCTAGTCGGCATGTCAGCCCTTCCCGTTGACGATGGCGTAGATGTCGCTGGCGCGCGCGTCGAACTCAGCGGTGAACGCCACCTTGCGCTCGGCGATCTTCTCGCGGCGCGCGTCCAAAAAGGCGTTCATCTTTGCCCGCTCGGCCTCGATCTCGGCGAGCTCCCGGTCGAGGTGGCCCAGCAAGGTTTCGAACAGGACGGTGTCGTTGGCAGCGAAGTTTTCGAGGGCTTCAGATAGGGCGGCTAGGCTCATAGCGTTATTTCTCTCTTATTGACGAGGATGCGGGTTTGCACGGGCGGCGCCTGGTAGGTGGCATCGCTCCACGGCTCAATCTCGCGCTGACGGTGACGCGGGCGCCAGCGGTGGGTGAAGTAGGCCACGACGATTGAGCCCATGAAGATGGCGCCGAACAGGACGCCGGCGAAGAAGGCAGTCACCCGCGGCCTCCCACGATCAGAAACGCGATGACGATGACGAACACGGCGCAGCCCGCGGCCAGGCCGAAAAGAACCAGTTCAATCATTTATCCATCTCCGCTTCGGCTCTAAATCTGGTCTGAAACGTGAAGACCGCCGACGCCCACATTTCGGGCGTGCAGACATCGCGCAGGCACTCAATGAACAGCGCCTGCCTGCGGCGTTCGTAGTCAGATTTCCCGGCCTTCTTCAGCGTCTTCCCGTGGACGCGCATGGCATCAATCACGCAACGTAAGTATCGACGCTCGTCCTTCATATCTATCAAGTGCTGCGGGTCAGCGGTGATGCCGTGCTTCTCGAACTGCACAAATGCGTCGTCGAGCTCCGACTGCACCGTCGAGAGTTCAAAGTGCAGAGAGACCATCAACCGCTCCAACTCGTCGCGGTCGGTAATGTCGCCGACGCGGCGGTCGCTTTCCGGGAGCGTTATGTCGAGCGGATCAATCATTTGCATTACACATTTGCATCACCTCGGTGCGCAATGAAGGCGAGCTCGATCGACGCCTCCATCACCACTTTCACCGTGTCGGCGGTCAGCTTGATGTCGCTGTCGGCGGCGCGGTTGAAGACGGTTTCCTGGATGTGCCGCGCCGTGGCGGCGAGCTTGATGTAGTCCACGGCGGCGGCGACCTTGATGTAGTCGATGCTCATTAGCCCATGAACCTCCGTGCCCACTCTGCAATCAAGCTGCTTTCGGCGCGGCCCTCATGCTTCTGCAGCGTGAAGGCATCGGAGCCGGGCCACTTGGCACGCGCCAGCGCCAGCGAGCTATTCTTGTTGGCGTCGAGGCCGAGCGCCTTCTTCCATGCGGCAGGCTGCACCTGCTCCAGCCGCACGCCGCGGGCGACCAGCGCCATCTCGACGACGCCCGACGAGCGGCCGAAATCAAACGACGACGTGACGCCCATCTGCGGCGTGGCGTGAACAGTTTCGAGGACGGCCAGGTCGATGGGGCCGTGCTCATAGAACAAGGCCGCCAGCTGATCGTTCAAACTGTGGCAGCACACCTTCGTGCCCTTCTTCAGGGCGACGACCGGCATGTCGAAGACCGCCAGCAGCTGTGCGCCGTCGATCAATGCGATGGCGCCCTTTTTGCCTGGGTCACAGCCCAGCACCTTCATTTGCGCACCCGCCGGCCCGCCAGCAGGCGCTCAAGGAACGTAAGATAGACGCCGATCGGGCGCGAGATATCGCGCTCCCATCTGGAAACCGTCGATTGCTCAACGCCAAGCCTGGTGGCGAGATCCTGCTGCGTCCATCCGCGCTTTTCGCGCAGTGTTTTAATCTGTTCTGGCAATGAGTTAGACATCTCACCTCGTAAATGTAACAATAATTGTGGTTAAAAAAGTTTCCCGGCGATGCAGGCTGCATTATGACTGCATGCATCCGCATTACGCAAGGACACAACAAAACTTGGCGTGAGTTATCCACAGGCGCGGGGCTGACATGCAGTTGCATGGTCGTTTAAGACTTGTCACAATGCATATGCATGTTAAATAGAAACAGGAATACTAACGCAGTGAGTGTGAAATGACGAACGCCAAAAGTATCAAGAGTGAGCGTAGCGCGCTCGCCTTAAACCTGCGGAATGCGCGGCTCGCGGCGGGCTTCAGCACCGTGTCGGACGCAGCGCGCCATATCGGCATCCCGGTGCCGACCGCCATCGCACACGAAGGCGCCAGTGCATCATTCCGCAAGCCCAAGTTGGAACAGCTGCGCCGCTACGCAACCGCCTACAACACGACGATCGACGCGCTGGAGGGCGGCACCATCGTCGCGCCGCAGAAAAAGCCCGCGAAGAAATCAGTGGCCTATCAGCTGGTGGCGGTGGCGCTGCAGGGTGAGCTGGCGGATCAGCTTGTCACGCTGAAGGTGCCCGACAATTACAAGGTCGGCGACAAGCTGACAATCAAAGGCACTGTTTCCGGCGTCCTCCGCAAGGGGGGGGGGGGGGGGGGGGGGGGGTTGCATCGGCATTAAAAAACCTGTTGCAAATGTATTAAAACC